ACAAGAAGCTTTAAACATGTATTTCCAAACTGGTAGTATAGTCGGTAGAAGCTTAACACAAGATGGTGATCCTAATAGAGGTAAAGTACCAATACAAGAATTACAAACCTCAAGTGCTAACGGTAAAATACAATCATTAATTAATACATATCAGTATTATTTACAGATGATAAGAGATGTAACAGGGCTTAATGAAGCAAGAGATGGTAGTTTACCTGAAAAGAGCACGCTAGTAGGATTACAGAAGCTAGCCGCTAACGCATCCAATACTGCAACTAGACATATATTAGATGCTAGTTTATATTTAACTCTTAGAACTTGCGAAAATGTATCGCTTAGAGTAGCAGATATGATAGATTTTGATCTTACAAATGCTGCTTTAGTAAAAAGTTTAGGTAAATTTAATGCTGCAACACTACAAGAAATAGATACATTACATTTGTATGACTTTGGTGTTTATTTAGATTTAGAACCTGAAGAAGAAGAAAAAGCTATGTTAGAGCAGAATATACAAATGGCTCTACAACAACAACAAATATATTTAGAAGATGCTATTGACATTAGAGAGATTAAAAATCTAACATTAGCAAACCAAGTGTTAAAATACAAGAGGCAACAAAAGCAAGAAAAAGAACAGTTGCAGCAACAACAAAACATTGAAGCTCAAGGTAAAGCTAATCAAGAAGCTTCTGAGGCAGCTGCAATGAATGACGTTCAAAAAGCTGAAGCCGTTGCTCAAACAGAAACACAATTAGAACAATCTAAATCTCAGTTTGAAATCCAAAGAATGGAAACTGAAAACCAACTTAGGTTACAAATAATGGCTCAACAATTTGAGTATGATATGAAACTTAAGCAAATGGATGTAGATGCAAGTACAAAAAAAGAAGCTGAAATAGAAGATCGTAAAGACGAAAGAACTAAAATTCAAGCTACACAACAATCTAAGTTGATAGAGCAAAGACAAAATGATACTTTACCAACTGATTTTTCAACACCTCAACAAGGTGGTTTAAGTTTAGATAATATCTAAACATTTATTAATTTTTATTATATTATATTATGTCAGAAGAAACACTAGAAGAAGGTACTTTTAAGGTAAAACTTAAAAAACCTAAACAATTAAGCAAACAAGATGAAACTATTAAAGTAGATTTATCTAAACCAAAAGAAGAGGTTACTCCTGTAGAAGAAACAGAAGTAAAAGATACACCTGTAGCTGAACCAACAAAGGTAGACGAACAAGCGCAAGAGTCCAGCGAGGTTGCTGAATCCAAAGAAGAAAAACCTATTATTGAAGAAATAAAAGAAGAACCTGAAGAAGAGGTAATTTCTATAGGTGAAGAAATGGTACAATCATCAGAGCAGCCAATAGCAAAGGTGTCAGATGAAATAAAACAAGATATTAATTTACCTGAAAACATCGAAAAAGTCGTAGACTTTATGAAAGAAACAGGTGGAACATTAGAAGATTATGTAAGATTAAATGCAGATTATTCTAATGTAGATAACGATACTCTATTAAGAGAGTATTATAAACAAGCCAAATCACACTTAGATTCGAATGAAATTAACTTTATGATTGAAGATAATTTTTCATTTGATGAAGAAGTAGATGAGGAGCGAGATATTCGTAAGAAAAAACTCGCTTATAAAGAAGAGGTTGCTAAAGCCCGAAAGCATTTAGATGGTTTAAAAAGTCAATATTACGAGGAGATCAAGTTGAGACCTGGTACGACACAAGACCAACAAAAAGCTATGGACTTTTTCAATCGCTATAATGAAGAGCAAAACACAGCTCAACAACAGCATGAGGCTTTTAAGTCTGATACTAAACAGTATTTTTCTAATGATTTCAAAGGTTTTGACATCAACGTTGGAGAAAAAAAGTTTAGATATGGAGTTAAAAATCCTAATGAAGTTGCAACTAAACAATCAAATGTTTCTAATATAATTAAGAAGTTCTTAAATAATGACGGAAGTGTTAAAGATGTTAAAGGTTATCACAAAGCTATGTATGCCGCTGACAATGTTGATTCAATTGCAAAACATTTTTATGAGCAAGGTAAATCCGATGCTACAAAAGATCTTATTGCAAAATCTAAAAACATTACAGATGATGTAAGGTCTAAACCTACAGGAGATGTATTTGTTGGAGGATTTAAAGTTAAATCAATCAGTGGTCTTGATTCTTCTAAATTGAAGATAAAATCAAAAAAGTTTAACTAAAAACAAAATTAATTATTATGGGACAAATGACTCCTGTGTTTGGAAGTATTATACCTTCTCAACAACAACTAGCGCTACAGAATAACTACTTAGCGTTTAATACTGGTGGTGCAAATGACTTTGCTCAGCAGTACCTACCTGAAGTTTATGAAGCTGAGGTAGAAAGATATGGAAACAGAACTTTAAATGGTTTCCTTAGAATGGTTGGCGCTGAAATGCCAATGACGTCTGATCAAGTAATTTGGTCAGAACAAAACAGATTACACGTTTCTTATAACAATGTAAATCAAACTGGTGGTGCAGGTGTTGCACAATTAGAATTTGCTTTAGGTGGTAACCCAGCTGTATCAAATGCTATTTTTCCAAATGATACAATCGTTGTAATGAACCCGACTACTGGTGTTACACTAAAAGGTGTGGTAAGAACAAGTTTACCAGGTGGTATTGGACAAAGAGTTATTGCTTATCCATTTACTGCAGCTAACTGGGATGCTTTAGGAGTTGGAGCTACAAACCTTAAAATGTTTGTATACGGTTCTATCTTTGCTAAAGGATCTGTTGGACCTGTAGATAATGGCCTAGCGGCTGGATCTTATAAGTCTATTCAACCTTCATTTACTCAATATGCAAATAACCCGATTATCATAAAAGATTCATTCCAAATTAATGGTTCTGATATGGCTCAAATCGGTTGGGTAGAAGTTGCTACAGAAGATGGTACATCAGGATACTTATGGTATCTAAAGTCTGAGTCTGAAACAAGACTAAGATTTGATGACTATTTAGAAATGGCAATGGTTGAAGGTGAATTAGCTACTGGTGCTGGTGGACAAAGTTTTGCTGCTCAACAAGCTAATATCCAAGGATTTGGAGGCGGTATCAACGCTTACGGATCTGAAGGTCTTTTTGCTGCTATTCAAGCAAGAGGTAATATCATGTCTGGATTCTCAGCTGGTACTGGTCTTTCTGATTTTGATCAAGTACTTAAAAATCTAGATACTCAAGGAGCTATCGAAGAAAACATGCTTTTCTTAAATAGAGGTCTTGATTTAGATTTTGATGACATGCTAGGACAAATTTCAGGTGGATCTGTAGGCGGAACAGCTTACGGTTTATTTGAAAACTCTGAAGACATGGCGCTTAATTTAGGTTTCTCTGGTTTTAGAAGAGGTTCTTATGACTTCTATAAAACTAGCTGGAAATACTTAAACGATGCTTCTACAAGAGGTGGAGTTGCAGTAAGTGGAATAGAAGGTGTATTAATACCTGCTGGAACATCAACTGTGTATGACCAACAATTAGGTACTAACATAAGAAGACCATTCTTACACGTTAGATATAGAGCTTCACAAACTGAAGACAGACGTTACAAAAACTGGATCACAGGATCTGCTGGTGGTGCTTACACTACTAACTTAGATGCTATGCAAGTTAACTGGTTGTCTGAAAGATGTTTGGTTACTCAAGCTGCGAATAATTTCGTATTATTCCAAAACTAAGATTGCTTTAAAGTTTATCTCCGTCTTCGGGCGGAGATACTCTTTATTTTATTAATTATATTATATTATATCATGTCAAAAACAAAAGAAATAAAAGCCCCTAAATGGGAGATAAAAGATAGAAGATACTATCTACTACACGGTAAAGAACCTTTAACATATACTTTAAATTCTAAAAATAGTCTTAGACATCCTTTACTATATTTTAATGAAGAAGTAGGGGAACAACAAGAATTAAGATATGCAACTAATCAAAATTCTCCACTTGTAAAAGATCAAAAAGGAGAAGTAACACTAGGTCATATTATATTTGAAGATGGTGTGTTAGCTGTTTCAAAACAAAAACAAAACTTACAAAAACTATTATCATTATATCATCCAAAGAAAAACATTATATATGCTGAATGGGAAGCTGATGTTGTTGCTGAAGATGAATTAGATGATATTAATATTCAACTAGATGCTATGATGGCGGCAAAAGAAATGGATATTGATCACGCTGAAGCTGTATTACGAGTAGAAGTTGGATCTTCTGTATCTTCTTTAAGTTCTAAAGAATTAAAAAGAGATATTTTGCTTATGGCAAAGAAAAATCCAAAAGCTTTCTTAGAAATAGCTTCTGATGATAATGTAGGTTTAAGAAATATAGGTATTAGAGCTGTAGAACAAAACATACTTAAGTTAGCTCAAGACCAAAGAACTTTTCACTGGGCATCAAATGATAGAAAGCTAATGACTATACCTTTTGATGAAAACCCATACTCAGCATTAGCTGCATGGTTTAAAACTGATGAAGGTGTTCAAGTTTTTAAAACAATTAAGAAAAAGTTACAATAATATGTAACTATAATATAGTGAAGGGTCACTTATGTGGCCCTTATCACTATTAATTAAAATATAAAAATGGCAATAAACGTAAATACTGTATATCAAACCGTTTTATTAATATTAAACAAAGAACAGAGGGGTTACATGACACCTGTTGAATTTAATAAAATAGGTGCTCAATGTCAACTAGAAATATTTGAAACATATTTTGATAGTTTAAATCAGCAGATACGTATTCCACAAACAAATACAGATTACGCAGATAGAGTCGTAAATCTTGATGAAAAAATCTCTATATTTAAAGAATTTATAAACGTTACATCTATTTCTTCAAGTAACGTTTTTAACTTACCACAACAAATAGGTCATAACAATGGTAAATCATCTGTTATAGGTATGGTTACAGCGCCTACAGCAACAGCGGGTGGTACCACTCAATACGCTATTGGCACAGTAGGAGGTGTAGTAGGAGCAGATACTATAACTGCAGCGCAAGCTCAAAATGGTATAATACAAATATTTGGAAATGGTAGTTTAATAACTGATGCAGAATATGCTATAAATGGAATTAATATTGATTTTTATTCTCAACCAACAACAGGTTTAACTCTTTTAACTAATTATTATCCTAAACAATTTTATAGATTAGGACAAGTACTTTACAACGCTGGTGGAACTAAACCCACAGAAGAACTTCAAAGAGTTGATAGAGGGGAATTATATCATTTGCTTAGTTCTAAACTAACAGCACCAACAGCTTCTTACCCAATATATACTTACGAAAACAATCAAATAACAGTTTATCCAACTACTATAAGCAGTGGTTTATCGTTAAGTTATATAAGAAAACCTATAAATCCTTCTTGGAATTTTACATTAGGAAGCGGTCAATCGTATTCTTTTAACGAATCTTCATCGTTTAATTTTGAATTACATCCAGCTGATCAAACAGAGTTAATATTAAAAATATTATTATATGCTGGTGTTGTAATTAAAAGTCCTGAAATAGTTCAAGTAGCCGCACAACAGGTTGCACAAGAAAATATAAATCAACAAAGATAATAAATTATGCCTATACCTAATGGTGGTTTAATAACCGAAACTAACAGACAATATTACGCTGGATCACAGCAGTTTACGTCAGATGGTAATGCTAATCAAACATTTACTAGCACATTTAATACTGATCTAGTTGTTGGAACTGGTAATTATTCTGATCCAGCAACAAATGGTTATAATTTAAATAATTTTAAAATATTCACTAGCACTAATGCTAGTTTGTGGACAGAGTTAACGCCAGCTAATACAGATGTAGACGCTTTATCAAGTGGTGCTAGTGCAGCTGGTCAAACTAATTTAACTATTGTAGCTAATACAGCGGCTACTGGAGGCAATGTTTTTGCTGTTGTAAATAAATCAACTGGTTTTAATTATGGAACTATAGTTTCAAAAACAAATAACCTTGGTGTAGATACACTTGTAATGAGTCAAAATTTACCAGTTGGCGGTGTACCAAACAATACTCAATTAAGTATTAGAAGAGTTACAACGTGGACAATGTCAAGTCCTAATGTAATCACAATACCTCAGCTTTTAGCTTTAAATAGTTATGTAAAAATACAACTAAACGAAAATACATTAGATAATGTACATGGTGATTATGAATATACTAGACTTGATGATGTTATTAATAACTTTTTAATTGCTTACGTTGGGCCTGGTAAACTTATATCTAGTGTAAAAAGAACCGATGTAATTTTTCACGCTAGAAGAGGATTACAAGAATTTAGTTATGATACATTAAAAAGTGTTAAGTCATCAGAGCTTACAGTGCCTAACAGTTTGAGTTTAACAATACCTCAAGACTATGTTAATTATGTGAAATTATCATGGGTTGATGAATTAGGTGTTTTACATACTATATACCCTACTAATAATTTAAATCAAAGCCCTTATTATACATTTTCTCAAGACGGTGATGGTAACCCTATACAAGACAGTAATGACAGTAACACAGAGGTTACTTCACAAATAGATGCTACATGGAATAAAACTGATCCTAGATACATAAGTGGTGGTTTTAAAAATGATTTAAACAACGCAAATGTTTTAGACAGAAGTGTTTATAGTAGTGCATTAGGTCAAAGATACGGTTTAGAACCACAAACAAGTCAAAAGAATGGTTGGTTTAAAATAGATCAAAGAACTGGTACATTTAATTTTACTAGCAACTTAGCTAACAAATTAATATTATTACAATATATATCAGATGGTAATGCTTATGATCTTGACGCAAGAATACCTAAGTTAGCAGAGGAAGCTTTATATTCTTATATAACACATGCTATATTATCTGTTTCGTCAGGTGTTCAAGAATATATTGTAAGAAGATTTAAACAAGAAAAAAGTGCTAAATTAAGAAATGCAAAAATTAGATTATCTAATCTTAAACTTGATCAAGTTATTCAAGTGATGAGAGGTAAATCTAAATGGATTAAATAATAATACATGGCAGAAATTAAAAATAGTTTTCTAAGATCCAAGATGAATAAAGACTTGGATGATAGATTAATACCTAACGGTGAATATAGAGATGCGCAGAATATATCTGTAGGTAAATCTGAAGCTGATGATATAGGTGCTTTAGAAACTGTTTTAGGTAACACTCTTCAAACTAATTTTGGTTTAAGTGGTTTTGAGGTTATAGGTTATAAAACTATTGACAATACAAACACTAT